CTACAATCCATGTACCAGTAAGAACCTTGATTTGGACTGTGTTTTGAGACGTTGTTCCTTCTAATACCTCAGCAGTTGCGATGGGTGTATTAACACCATCAGTAAGACTTAATGTTGCACCTTTAGTATAAGAACTTCTTTGATCTAATAAAATTAAGAAAGTTTTAATAGAAGCAGAAAAAGTTCCTGTCTGATCAAAGGTTCCGTTAACATTTCTAAGAACAATTGTATTATCATTCCTAACTGTACCAACAATTGAACCAAATGCACCAGATGATGGTTGTGTTAAAGTATCATCTGCAAACAGATATGCATTTTGAATTGTTGTTAGTTTTACAACTCTATCTTCTTTACATTCTAGGTAATTAACATTTTTTCCTTTTACAGAAGATATAATAGATTCAACTTCAGATCCCTCTGTTCCTCTATTATCAAAATAAATTTGAGAGTTAATAGAAAAGTTGTCAGATGATCTAATTATATCAATACTATCAACAGTTCCAGATTTTACCTCATTTACAAATGCAATGACTCCTTCGCCATTTCCTTGCATTCCACTGACAAAATATTTTTTGGAATTCTTAGGAATATCATCTTGATTGATGTTAGAATTGTAATTACTATCAACAGGTAAAGAGTAGAAATTCTCTCCTAAAATGTATGGATATTGCGGTATTTGATTGCGATCAATAGTAATGAAATAAGCATAAGTTCCTTTCGGAAAGTCTGGGGTAATACAAAATCTTCCATTGTTCTCATCTAATGTACCACTCTTATGAGTGTAAGTATAATCATTATTAAATGATCCAAGAGGATACTTGGAAAGAGAAGGACCTTCTCTACGATTTCCATTTAAAGAATAACTAGATGTCATTCTAATAATAGATGACGTAGAATCTAAAGGATTCTCATAACCGAATGCACCATAAATTGGATTGCCATCATAAGCAAATCCAATTATAGGAGAATGAGTTTTTATAGTAGGTTCTGTTCCAGCACTGTTAATATTATCATTAAGAGCAATACGTAAAGCTTTTGGATTACCTACATGTCCATAACCATATTCTAATGCATTATTGTAATTTTGAAAAATATAACCATACTCAGTATCAAGATTATTTTCTAACTTTTTAAATCTATTAAAGTTCCATTCTTTCAATAAAGGAATACCAGTTGCATCTTCACCAACAGGAATGATATCTACAATAACGGTGTTTTGATTATAAAAATTTCCTCCATCAATTTTTTCAAATCCAGTGATATTACCATCAGTGTTTACAATTGCATTATAATTTGCAAACCTACCTCTACCAGCATTGTCTCTAATCCTTACAGTTGGTGGAGATGAATAGAATTCACCAGGATTATCAATAATAAGACTTGTAACTTTACCACCAGTTACTACAGCACGCACAGATGCGTTTCTACCAGAAGTGATAGTAACATCTGGAGTTCTTGGAAAAACATCTTGAGTATCTACAATAATTCTTTCTACAACCTGACCAGTTAAGACTGCTCTAGCTTTATTAGGAACTTGATCAATCAATACGAAAGGTGGTTTGTCATATCCTCTACCCTGTGTGTTAATTCTAATTTCTTCTAGTTTACCAAAACGAACACTATCGTGATCTCTGAAACCGTAGACAGGGACACCGTTTAGAAGGATACCTACATCTCTATTTGGAGTCTTATATGTTTCTGTAGTTCTTGTTGCTTCTTTTCTAATAATACGAAGAATTCTTTGATCTAGTAATTCTTCATTTACTATAGATCCATCAAGAATTTTATATGATGGAAAAGAAGAAGATGTTATGTAGTAATATTGATCGTCAGCAAAAATAGATGATGTATCTGTAGTTAATTGACTTAAAGATGTTTGAATGCTTGGTAATGTTGGAATTACTGGTGCAATTCCTTGATTTAGTAACCATCTTGTTTGATTAGTACCAGTTTGTACAATTTTAGGATCTGCAGTTTCAAAACCAGGTCTAGATACAAGAATTTTGTCGCCAGGACTAGAGTATGGTTGAGCATTTTCTGGTTTTAAATTATAAACAACACCAAATGTAAGTAATGTTACATCAGAGTTTGCAATCGTTACTGGTTTGTATACTGATGTTCCTACAGGATATGCAATAGCTCCTGATGCTTGTCTTTCATCAATAATAAACTGAGTTACAGTTTTCTCATCAAATGTAATTGTCTCAGTTCCAATTAAAATAGAACCAGTCTTTTCCCAACCAATAGTAGAAGATACATTGATTCTATCACCAGTGCTATCTGTTCCAGTAACTGCTTTCTCAATTTTAGTCTTAGTTGAGATTGCAAATTCACCATTAACAGTCTCTGGTGCAAGTACAATATTATAAATTACTTCGTTATCTGCTGTACCATCAGCATAGACATTATCTACAGTAGCATCTGCATATCCATACTCTTCAGTAGCAGTCTGAACTATCTTCTTTCCAATTAAGTCGTTTACGTTACCAGATATAACCTTACACTTAAGAGCATATACATTGATCCAATCAGACTCAGATGATTTGTATGTAAAATCTCTTGGTTTGTATACATCTGGTTTATTGTCTGCTTCTTTTGCGACAATAGTATTGAAAATAAATTTTATGGAACTAGTCGTTCCTTTAGCTTTGTAGAACTTCTGAATATTTTTAATCAGAGTTCTTTTATCTACCTCTCCCTTAAGATACTTTTCTGGAAAAGAACCAAGATATTGATTCTCAAAATTCTTTATTAACGCATATAAGAAAAGATTACTTACGTTAAGAACCTTTTGACCAGCATTATGTGGTGCTGCATCTGTGCTGGTGTAGCTTGACGAGCTATAAAGATCACCAAGAGTTGTGTTACCACTGACACCTCTAACTGCTCCTGATAAAGTTGTGCTTGTTCGTGACTCATAGAAGATAATCTCGTTGTCTATTCTAACGTATCCGTTTTTCTTTGGAAAACTCGTTGCATCTTGTAGTACAATTGTATCATCAGTATCAGTGATACTAACGTCCAACACATCAGACTGTTTAAGTAGGTTTTGTTCATAGTAATCTATATCTGCATATTTTTGGATATTGTTAATAATATCCAACGTGCCACCCTGCACCTCCTGTTGTTCATAATACTTTGTGAGAAACTTACTAAAAAGTTGATACTCTGTACTAATGAATTCAGGAAGCTGCGATTCAATGAGAGTAGAAATTCTCTTGGTCTTTACAGCGGGCATTTAATTTACTCTTTGTATGCAGTGAACGATGAATTAGCAACGTCAACATCAAGGTATACCTCACGGAGTGCCTTGACATCATTAAGAAGTGGTTTGACTCTAACGGAGATGCGATTATCAAAGAAGCTACCTTTAATGATAGTTAAATTATACATTTTAAGTTCGCCTTTTACATAATCTATGTCACCGATATCGCTGTCAAGGACAACCTTTTCACCAGTCACACTATCTAGTCTATATAGGACAATTTTCTTATTCCTATCTTCAACATAAACATCAAAATTGGGATACTCTGTTACTCTAAATCCAGTACTAGAAAGAATTGGATCATCACAGTCCTCATCAAAAGCATTTTGGAAACATAACTCATAATAGAAGGTAGAATTTAGAGAAGGATAAAAATCTTTTCTCATTGTGATACTGGTGAGATTAGAATTTATAGATTTATCTGCATCATCAATAACACCAATCATCTTACTGTATCTAAACTTACCATTAAACTTTTCAGTATCACTTGTATCAAGATAAGACTGTACACTACCAATCACCTTGTCTCTAATCTGTGATGTTGTTTGATCTGTCATCTCACCGTTATAGTAGATCTTACTTGTAAGCTCAACAAACAAAATAGAAGGATCTACTAATTTTGGTTCTACAGATGCAACAACATACTTCTTCAATTCTTGTATAATACGATTTTTTGTTAATGATGTAAGGTAACTTGCATCAGTTGGTTTTAATGCAATAAAAACTCTTCCATATTCTGGTGGATCTTGATCCTCACCACCAAAAATAATGATGTCACTGGTTGCTGGATATACTCTTCTTACAATTGCTTCATAGTCTTGTGCGGTCACTGCACGCTCCTGTGTGCCATATGCTTTTGGAGCTGTGTATTTTATCTTCTGCGTGCTTTCTATCTCTTCACCACCCGCAGAGGCAACAGTAGATGTAATAGATGTGGTAATATTACTAGGAGTTACACCATTAGGGTTTTCTAGTACACCAGAGAATACAAATGTACGAACTCCGTTACTCTCAGGACCTGCAGTTGTTAAATATGATACTTCAATACGTGCATTGTTTTCTAGTTTCTTACCTAGAACACCATCACCCATGAGAATCTCATACCTCTGATCTTCAATCTCATCAAGGAAGAATACTTTTGATGTAGCATCAACACCCAGAATGTTATCTGCAACAAGATATGGTTCACTGAAACTACCGCCAGTAGGAAATACTTTTACTCTAATTGTATTAGTATCAATATTTTCATTATCAAGAATAAACTTTTGACTCTTTAATGAGGAGTTAACAACGAATGTATTGACAAGTTGTGTTCCTTCTTTGACCTCAACATTAGTAAAGGTTGCAACATCGTTAATTACTTGTGCTTTTACATCATCAGTTACAACATACTGATACACATTATTATCAAAAGACGAAATAAATCCTGTTCCTTTCTTCAGGATGAGTTCTGTATCAGTTGTTGGATTACCATAAGTTGCAGTAAATGAAACATATGCAGTAGGAGCTGTAGCACTCTTGGGTCTGTACCCTAGTTGCTTTGCAATCGCCACTACGTTGTCTCTCAAGGTAGCAGAATCAATGAACAGTTCATTGACTACCATGTTAGTGTTAAACGCCGTGTAGTAGGTGTTATAAGCGAGTGTGTCAATTAAGGTTGCTAATGCCGATCCATCAAAATCGTAGTCAGTAAAATCCGACTGTGCTCTCATATACTCTTTGAGAGATGTTTTGATGTCTTCAAAATCTAAATTGGATACCTGAGTGTATGGCATTATCTTGTACGCTCTAAGATGAACTCTACTGCTACTGGTATGTCGTTTCTTCCAACAATCGTATACTGCATTTCAACATTGTAACCATTATTGTCAAAATCTGGATTACATTTAATTTTTCCTACAGTTACTCTTGGTTCATAGCGACCAATGGTTTCTCTAATTTCTTGCTTAATAGAACCAGCAGATGCATAATCCAATGGTTCAAATAACATGTTCTGAATATCACAACCCAACTCAGGTTGAAATGGTCTTTCACCTTTTCTTGTAAGCAAGATACCTTGTATCGCTTGAACTATTGCAGCTTTATCCTTCACCTGCACCAAGTCATCGGTAACAGGATGTTTCTTAAACGTAACACTCAAGTCTTTGAATGTTTGAAAGGTTGGCATTTAGACACAGCAATAGGCTGCTATTATTTATCCCCTTTTCCTCGAAACTTAGTATACTCGTCAATGAATTCCTTCTTTCTCTTCATCTCAAACAATTCTCTATCATCATTCTTCTCAATTCTATCCATAAGAGGTTGAGCATCATACTCTGAAATGAGTTTCTTGCCACTCTGGATAAATTCTTCTGATTTGTCTACTTTGATTACCATGATTCTCCTCCTATTACCTATATTTATGTCCGCGTAACTCTTGCGGAGACTATACAATGAACTCTACGTTACCAGTAGTCTTAGAATTCTTCTCGTTAGGTGTTTCCCAGAAATAATCATCAGTATCACCTAATCGTCCCCAGTTCGTTCCTGACTCAACTTGGTATTCAATAGTAGAAACCTTAAAGTCTGGTGTCTTTGGTTCTTGTGGAGTAATAGAGAGGTCATACAGACGCATCCTGTTATTTGGATACAATGCATACTGTCCATTCTCTAATTGTATGCAGTTATGACTCTTGTGCTCCTGTGGAACTTCACTCACATTATTATCTACGATATCAATATTCACATGGTAGTTATCTAGAGTAAACAAATACTGCCCATGTATCAACCCGTGGTCTCTTGTCCGTATCTCAGCGTCCATAGAAGATATAAAACCTTTATTAATTGCCATCACCCCATAATCCATACAATTCCAAAATTGCAGATTCTCTAGACTCATATCGGGCGTCGGCGTTTTCGGTGCTCGGAGAAAGGCACTTATCGGCAACTTATCATACAACGCACCATACTCAGGTAAATACGTCTCAAAATAAAAAGCACGACCAGGTATACTCTTACAAGCAACCCAGACGCCCTCGACAAACTCACCAAATCCACTTTGATGGTCAGTCAAATATTCTTTACGTACCCACACCTTCTCAGAAGGCAAATTACAAATCAGATTCATTTATGATGAAATACCTCAACGTACGCTTGACATTTCGGACAAGTGAAGTTAGACCAGAAGTCATACTCAGACTCCTCGTTATCATTCAACTCATCCATGGAGTTATCCCCACCCCATATCAACTCAGTTCCACAGTGCCAACAGTTCATCGTATTATCGGCATCCTATCTGGTTCTCCATAGATATACGGATCTATACTCTTTGGACGTTCCTGCATTAACCTT